CACCTTCAACCCCAAGAAAGGGGAACTCCTCTATCTCGCTCGCATGAGAAAGCGGCCGGACTGGAAGAAGGAGTACCGTCAAGATGTGGCAGAGCTTCAGGAGGATGCACGCGGGTAGAATCCCCCTCACCCTCGATGTATTCAAAGGAGCATCAATCATGGCAACGACGAAGCGAAAGAAGAAGGCCGACAAGAAGGCTGCCGAGCAGGACATGACGGTTACACCCGAAGTTCTGGCTGGGATCACCCAACTGCGTACCCGGGCCGAAGGTCTCTTGGGAGAAGTGGGTCGGATTGAACTCCACAAGGCCAATCTGCTGGGAGAGATCACCGACCTCAACACGCAGGCCAACAACCTTGTGAAGCAGGAGTCCGCACGACTCGGCATCCCGGCTGGTGCTCAATGGAAGATCACCCCGGAAGGCAAGGCTTCTATTGTTGAGGCAGGCTGATGACTACTGGCTGGGAGCCAATATCGGGATCTTTCCCGTGGCCTCCGGCCAATGGTACAGCGATGTCCGCTTTCCATTCTTCGGATACGGACATCCGCTGGGATGACCCCTCTACTTTGAGCACAGGTCCTGCTACCCCCACCACCCGGGCTACGGTGTCGGTGACGGTGGCGGGGATTCCCGATGTTCTCACGGCGGCCACAGCTACTTTCACTCTCGTTGGTGCCCCCATCACTGCTGGGGACACCATCGAGGTGGGAGGGGTCGTGCTCACCGCTTCCGCCGGGGTGCCCGGCGTTGATGAGTTTGACGGCTCGTCGGGTGACACCGCTGTTGTGGCCGCCAACATCGCTACCGCTATCACGACAGGCAGTGTGGGGGCATGGGGGATTGCCACCGCTATCTCGGCCTTGGCAGTCGTGACTTTGACAGCCGGGACGGCTGGGGAAGCCGCTAATGCGACGACCTTGTCCTCCGACTCTGACCGCATCGCTGCGTCTGGTGCCACCTTCTCCGGGGGGCTGGATGCCGACACCCTCACGATTGGTGGGCAGGTGTTGAGTGCGGAAACTGCTCGTACAGCGGGGGGTATGAACTTTGGTGTGGGGCCGACCAACTTCGACACGGCCCAGAGCATCGCAGATGCTATCAATGATGCTACCAACACTTTGAGTTTTGTGACGGCTACGGTGACGGCGGGGGACCAAGTCCTTATCGCCGCCTTCCGGGACGGCACGATGGGTGATGGGATCACCATCACTACCACCAACACCACCGCTTTGGTTACCAGTGACTCCCAAACCAGCGGAGGACTCGGGGTTCCCTGTGAGGGGAAGTCCAACACCCAGTGGAACATCCTCGGGGTCAATGTTTATAGATCCGACACAGGGGAGCGGGGTCCTTACTTCCGGGTGAACCACATTCCGGTGATGACTAACTTCTTCCGCGACCGCACCGATATTGTGGAGCAGATGGGAGAGGTCATCCCGTGGGATACCGGCTGGGTATTCCGGGGTTCGATGCCTAATGTCGAAGGAGTCTGGCGTCTCCAGACCCGTAACCGCCCAATGGTGAAGAAGACGGGGAACGGAGTAGCAGCCGATTCTCCCTTTGATGTGGAGGTTTACATCGGCGGGGTGCGCGTGCCCGTCGCTGATGTGTTTGGTCCTACGGGTCAGATCACTCTGGACACTGCGCCGGTATGGGATGCGAGCACTGAACAATGGATTCAGTTCACTGCCCCCACGGAAACCACCCCCGTTACCGTCAACTACTATTGGAAGCGAGGGGAAACCCTCGTCAATGTGTTGGACGAAAAACATAAGGTTTTCTATCGTCTCACGACCGTAGCCATCGACGAGAGTGGGGAAAGCCCCACCGGTCTGGTGGAAACTCCCTTGGGATACACCGAACCCATCTCGCCTATGAACAGCGAGAAGATGGACTACATCTGGAAGGAAGCCATCCGGCGTAACCGGTGGATTCTGGAACAGGGGGGTGAGCGGGTTAAACTTTTCATCCGCCGTGTGACAGGGGTGGAGTGCGATTGCGTGTGGGACCCTCGATTGGAGGAGTACACCCAACAGCCTTCCAACACTTGCATCAAGTGTTACGGCACCGGGTTCGTGGGAGGCTACGAAGGTCCCATTGACATCATTGTTGGCCCCGACGATAGCGAACGCCGTGTGGCGCAGACAGCTAACGGGCGGCAGCTTCAGAATCAGTACGAAGTATGGATCGGTCCCTCACCGATGCTTTCCCAGCGTGACTTCATCGTGAAGCAGAACGGGGAACGCTACTCTATTGGCCCGGTGCGCCGAACCCAAGTTCGTGGTTTGGTGCTCCAACAAGCCTTTCAGATCGGCTACCTCGACTCCACCGACATCCGCTACAAGGTGCCCATGGGGGCTTTGGAACGATTGCCGTGGCCCGAGACCCGCTACAACAACCCGGAAGACTCGCCCTGCGAGGATGCTAACCCCTATCCGGTTGGGTACGACTATCAGGCCTCCCCTATGGCCACGGAAGTGCCGAAGATTGATGACGCTCGGGAACAGCGAGGCCGCACTCCGGTGTGGGCCAACATCACCTACGGTGGCAAGGGGTCGTGAGACTCTTTCACACTACCTCGTGGAATAAGCTGAAGCGCACTCTCCAATCCGGAAAGCTGAAAAGCCTCTCCCCCTACATCTCCCTCTCCGAGAAGCCTCTGTTTGGAGGTGACATTCGACATGGGGACGTAGCACTGGTGTTGGATAGCTCGGATTTGGGCAACCAGATTATGCAGGTGAAATACACGGAGAAGTGGGCGGAGCAATACCCCGAACAGGCCTCTTACATCGCTGGGGAGGGGTGGGAGGAACAGTTCGTCTACCCAGAGGAGTGCATGGATGAAGATGGCTTCGACGACGAAGCGTGCATGGAGCAGGCGTGGATGAACGGGATGCTCAACTCCTTCCTTTGGAAAAAGGGTGAGGACGAGTGGATCACCAAGAGGGAGAGCACCACCCTGAACGTGCGTGGTGCTCTGCTGGGGTTGCTGGTCCCTTCTGAACGAGGGAGAGAGCCAGCCCAAGAGATCGCTGGAGAGACCCTTCCCGTTTGGGTTGGCACCACCCCCTCGGCCGCACGGGTGGCGGCTCGGTACGGGGGGCGGAGCAACAGTGCCGGGTAGGTAAGGATGGGTGAGGGGGGTGTTCCCCCTCGGTTTTTTGCCAATCCTGTATGAGTAGCAGCCCGCTACGCCGGGGAGCCTTTATGTCCATGTCCATCACCGAGATCTTGAACCACCTTGAAACCACCAACCCGGAGGCTCTCCTGTTGGAGCCTCGTGCGGTTTACGATGCGGCTTTGGTTGGGATCACGGACCACCCACAGGATCATTGGCCTCGGGCTGAAAAGAAGACTGTGGCGGTTTACGACACCGCGAAATGTCTGGAAGCCCTGATGGAGTGGATGGAGTGTGACTACTCCGAGGCCCAAGACTGGTTCGGCTACAACACCAGCGGGGCGTGGGCCGGGGAAGGCACCCCCACCTTTGTGGGGCTGGATGAGGCCCATGATCCTCTGGGGGACCACGCACTATGACACTCCCTCGTTCCGCCTCATGGATGAAGGTGAAGCGACTCCTCCCCGGAGTCTCTGCTCCCTTGTTCCATGCCTCCACGGGACCTCGGGCCGCTAATATCGCTCTGCGGGGGCAGGGCTTGAAAGCCGATTCTGGGTTCTCCAATCACGGGGGCCAAGCCGGGATCTCGATGAGCCGGGACTTGGGTTTGCTCCTACGAGGGGGTTTCGGCAACGTCATCTTTGTTTTCGATGGGCGCGAACTTGGCCAGAAGTTCGGTATGGCTCCCGTTCAACACCCCGGTGTGGGGGATGAGTTTGAGGAGCGGATAGACACGACCAAGATCCCCGCCTCCTTCATCCGTGGGGTCATCTTTGCAGGCAAGGCACCCCCTGCTTTCGTTTTGCGTGAATGGGACGAGAAGGTTTCGTACCCGGTCCTCCACCTCTCTAAAGAGGAAGGGTGGAAAGTGGCTGGCCCACCGTCGGCAGCACGAGTAGTGGCTCGCTTCGTAGACGAGGGCACCGTCGGAGAGGCACCCCTCCGGGCCGCTTCCGGCAAGGCGTCCTCTCTCCGGGTCTACCGGGACTCCGACGGGGTCAGCGTCTCCAACGATGAAGGAGATTTCCTTCTGCTTGGTCCATTGGGGGGCTACCGCCTGACCAAAGAGTGTCGTGAATCCCTCGGTGAGACTGATTTACCGATCTGGCGTATCAGGGATGTTGAGGTAGCCGGGGAACGTCGAAGGCAGGGCATTGGGCTGTCTTTGTATGAGAAAGCGTTTGAAGCGGTGGCTCCCGCAGTAGTCGTTTCCGGGGGTTGTACGGGGATGGGGACGACCCCCGCAGCCCAAGCAGTGTGGAGGCGACTCCGGCAGAGGTATTCGGGCATCGAACAAGTAAGCAAAAAGGAGTGGTTGGTTCGGTTGGCCTCGGGCCGTACCGCTGCCCCCTTCGTGGACGAAGGAATGGTCGGAGAGGATTGGGGGTCGTCTGCCTCCGGTCTGCTCGTCACCGACGGTGACCGGGTGCTCCTGCTCAAGCGGTCGCCCTACGTCCAAGACCCCGGCTTGTGGGGCATCCCGGGCGGGGCTATTCCGGTGGACTACGGCACAGGGAAGCGAAAGGACGCCAAGCGGTCTGCACTCGACGAGGCTCGGGAGGAAATGGGCGGCATCCCGTCCGGCTCGGTGGGCGGCAAACATGTGTTCCGCAAGCCGAGCGGGTTCACTTTCACGACCTTTGTGTGGGAAACCGACCGCGATTCATTGAGCAAGTTCCGACCCCGGTTGAACTGGGAACACACCGATTGGGGTTTGTTCGACCTCGGTGACATGAAACCTACAGGCATCCACCCCGGTGTGGTCTGGGTGCTCAAGAGGATGGGACCATGAAGCCTGCCGAATCTGCTGCTATCAGTTTGCTCCAAGATGCACCCCACGAGTCTTTGGCCACCTTGCTTCAGATGGTGGGGGAGGAAACGCGCCTCTTTGATCCGGTGAGTCGGTCGATGGTGGATGCGGGTGAGGTTGGGGAGGCACTGCGCCGTCTGGCCCCCAAACCCTATGAGGTCTCTGGGGGCATCAAGGTTTACCATGCCACCACCCCTTCGGCCGCCAAGATGCTGTTGCGTCGAGGTTTTATCCCAGCCACCAAGCCCCGCAGCCGAGTGGAGACCTATGCGCCGGGGCGCGGGATAGACCAAGGGCTATACGTTGGAGCCAGTGCGAGGGCTGTGGGTGGTTACGGCCCGGTGGTGCTGGAGGTCACAGTCCCCCGCAAAGAACTTTCGGTGCCGACCGAGATGGCCCAACTGGGAGAGACCAGCCCAAGGCAGGCCCTGAAGTCCCATGACGGAGCCATCATCAAGCGGGCTATCCCCAGTGAAGCCTTCCGAGTGGTGGGGGGGCAGAGGTATGTGTCGGCTGCCCGCGTGGCCTCCCGCTACGCTTCCCGTGACAAGCATGGCTATCACGCCACTTTTCTCAAGAACCTCGACAGCATAGGCTCGCACGGGCTTTTGCCGAGTGGGGGTTCGCAGTTCAGTGGGGGTTATGAAGGCCACAGCCGAGGTCGCGTGTTTCTCTCTGACTGGGGCGGTGTGGACTTCTGGATGTCCAAGATGGAAAACCTCGCCCACCACAACTCCGACTTCAAAGACATTGAGGAGGATGCTGGGTGGACTCCCGTTACCCTTCGGGTGGATGTGAAGGAATGGGCGGACCAACACCTTGAAGACTTGGAGGAGGACGCCCCCGGATCACAGGACTCTTACAGTGGAGCTTTTTGGACCGATGTTGAGATCGAGCCGGAGTTCATTGAAGTGTGGGACGGTCGGAAATGGACCCGGGTGCGTTCTGTAGATACTGCGGCGATGACTCAAGAGGTGGAGGATGCCTCCTCCTATGAGTCGGATAGCGACGAGGAGTATGACGAGTACGGTCAGCCTACAGGGTGGTGGGAGATGGACTTTGAGATCTTTGCCCCCGGGAAGGCTTGATATGGCGCGATGCGGGCGATGCGGGCTGTGGAATGAATACCCCAAACACCACCCCGAGAAGATCTACGGGGGGGTGTGTGTCTGGTATCAACTGCGCCTTCACAGTAGCGATGTATACGAGAGCCGTGAGTGTCCCGACTTTTTGGAGCGCATCCCTGATGTGACTCCCCTTGAACACATGACCTACAAGATTCAACGGGACAATCTCGGGGAAGCCTACACACAGGCCCGGTTCTCTAAACGGTTGGCCCTTCTGGGAATGGGGATCTCGGTAGTGTCTTTTGCAGTGTCTATGTGGCAGGTGTTCCATGAATAATCGCAAGTACGCCAAGATGACGGGGCTGTACGGCAAGCCTCTCCTCAAAGCCGGGGACAAGGCTGCCGTGAACACTAAGCTGCTTCGCCAAGCAGCCGCCATCATTCTCCGGTCGGTGAAGAAAGAGATTCGACGGGACATGGAGAAGTCGAAAGGGCTGCGAGGCGGCACTTGGCCGAAACCTTATGATGATCGAAAGCCCATCCCTATCCCCCAAGGGGAAGCCTTCATCCGTTCCTTCCACTGGAAGATAAAAGGCACCTCAACCATCGAGATTTGGTCCTCATGGCCTACCGCTGAAGCCCATACAGTCAAGCCGACAACCCGCGACCTGAACGCGGCGATTCCCGGTAAGCCAGCGCAGCACCCCAAGAAGGGGATTCCAATGACTTGGCTCGTCCAGCCCAAGGTCAAGTACGTCCCTATTGTGACCGAGAACGGTCAGGTCATCATCCGAACTGCCCCTCTCACTACCGACGACGCATGGATTCATCCCGGCTTCACGCGCTACACCTTCATCGAGCGGGGTATTCGTAAAGGGAGAGTAGAAGTGGTCAAGAAACTCAAAGATGAGATCGTGGCCGCCTTTCTGGAATCCGGGAGTCTATTTTAATGAGTCAACAGATCCGATTGGACGCAGACGAGCCCGTTTGGGTGGAAGACCTCGGTGTGAGGGTTGGCCCCGGCCCTATCTGGGTGGACAAGACGGCAGCGCAGGCTTCCGCCTGTCTTCAAGCGTTGTTGAAGCTCAAAAAGGTCCGGCAATCTGCTGGCGCGAGGTGCCGTGTGTCTAAAGATCCCCCTAAGAAACCCGCTGTTCATTCGGTCCACTTGTCCCGCAACCGGGGACTCAACCGGCACCGGGGCCAACAACCCCCGCCGAAGATCGACGGCCTCACCCCCGAAGAAGCCCAAAAGATGGTGGCGGAAGCCGCAGCGGCGGCGGCACAGCAAGCTATTGCTTCCATGGCTCCTATGATGCAGTCAATGATGAACGCGGCACAGACCACTCCGGACGCATCGGCGTTGGAGGACAGGCTGGAGCAAGTAGTCACTAAGGTGTTGGGCAACGTCCGTATGATGGGCGGGGCAGGAGGAGGCACCGAAGGTGAGGCTTTTGGCGGCCCCGAAGAACCTTTGTTCATTCCCACGGGTATTGTGAGGGACGGTGCCGAGAGTCTTGATGTCCAATCCGAATCTTCGGGGGGAGGCGAAGGGCTGGATGATGCGGCATCTGCTCTTAAAGCTCTGCGGAAGAGCAGCCCTGCAAAGAAGAAAACCTCTCGGAAGAAGAAATAGGAGACTCTCATGGCCACCAAGAAAAAAGCCCCGTTGGGGATCGGGCTCGATGTAGGCACCATGAACCTTGTCGGTGCGCGGCGTACCGCTGACGGTTCGATTGAAACGAGCCGGATGCGAGATGCGTTCTTGGATCTGGAATCCGGTGCCAAGAAGATGTTGAAGCTCTCTGGGGTCAACTTTATTGATCACGGTGAGGATGGGATTATTGTCGTTGGCGATGCCGCCATGGACATGGCCAACGTCTTTGGCCGGGAAGCTCGCCGCCCTTTGTCGCAGGGTCTGATCTCGGCGGGAGAGATGGACGCCCTCGATGTGCTCGGAGTTCTTATCAAGAACGTCCTCGGAGAGCCGACGGAGAAGAACGAGATCTGCTATTTCAGTGTCCCAGCCGCTCCTGTGGATGCCGACCGCGATGTGGTTTACCACCGAGGTGTGTTTGAACGCATCGTGACCGAGTGCGGCTACGAGGCCTACCCCAGCAACGAAGCCATGGCTATCATTTACGCCGAGACTGCCGCCGACGGTTTCTCGGGACTGGGCATTTCGTTTGGCTCCGGCATGTGCAACCTTGCTCTGGCGGTGTCAGGCGTTGAGGGCATGGTGTTCAGTGTTGCGCGAGGTGGTGACTGGATTGATGCCGGAGCCGCGAAGGCCACGGGGTCCACTCACAGCCGTATGTGTGCGCTCAAGGAGAAGGGGTTTGACCTCATGGCTCCCGAGGGGCGCGAACAGGAGGCCTTGGCGCTCTACTACAAGAGTCTCATTGAGTATTGCATCGACCAGACCACCCGAGAGTTCATCAAGATTAAGGACAGGTTTGCTCTCCCCAAGGCTATCCCCATTGTGGTTAGCGGAGGCACGAGTCTGGCCGGAAACTTCCTCCCCTTCTTTGAGCAGGTTTTTGCTAAGAAACGCCGGAAGTTCCCGTTTGAGGTAAGCGAAATCCGTCACGCGAGTGACCCCCTAAATGCGGTGGCCCGGGGTCTCCTGATTCAAGCCATGCAAGAGTACGAAACCGAGTAGAACATGAAAAAGCGTCAGGCAAAGAAGATCGTCAAGCACCACGAAAAAGGTGTGTCCAACAGTCCGTGGGCTTCCATCGTCAAGGCGTTTCGTCGCCTTGGAAAGAAAGCCCCTGTGAAGGAGGCCGTGGAAGAAGTGGCCGCCGAGGTGTTGGAGGCTAAGGAAGCCGTGGAGGAAGCTATCACCCAAACTCACGAGGCAGTGGATTTGACTAAGATGAAGGTGGCCGAACTCAAGGCTGTGGCCAAGAAACGCGGTGTCAAAGGCTTCTCTTCTATGAAGAAGGCCGACCTGATCGCGATTCTGTCCTAAGTACCCGGAAGCAAAGAGGCCCCCCCGAAAGGAATCCGGAGAGGCCACTTTGCAGTGTGGGAGAGATCAGCCCGAGAAGGACACGTTGACCTTCATGCCACCACCACCACCCGAGTTGGCGGGGGCAACACACATGTTGGCTTTGGTGTTGTTGGTCGCGGTAGCGCGGACAACGCGGTTGACTCCCGTTCCTACCTTTCCGCTGGAGCGGAGGCGCAGGTAGGGTGGAGAAGGCTGGTACTCGGAAGTAGTAGATCGGACTGGCATAGGAGGCTCCTGTATGGGGTTCTTCCATACCCCGCTAAATAGAGGAGGTACCGGACCTCCACAAGAGATCAAACAGGCGCATCGCATCATCCGCGTCTTTGGACGCGGTGTGGGCACCTTCTGCTGACCAGCCGAGAAACTCTCTTACGGACCCCATGGAGGCTCGCTTCAACCCTTTGGGGAACAGGTGTTCGTAAACTAAGGTGACGGTGTCGATCTTGTGGTAGGGGACTCGCCCTTCTACTCCGGCCCGTTTTAGGTGGGCCGCCAACATCCTCTCATCAAAGGCGACGTTGTGCCCCACCAACACTCCTCCTTCAAGGAAGGCGAGGATTTGAGGGCCGACCGTGCTCATAGGGGGGGCGTTCTCCCAGCGCGAAGGGTTGTCGGCGTAGCCGTTTATCTCTAAGGCTTTTGGGGAGGCATCCTCGATGTTCTCTGGGAGGACGAGGGTATAGTAACGAGATTCTTTCCCATCGGGTTCACGCCGAGTGATAGCGATTTCAATCACCTCCGCCACAGCAGGGTCCAGACCAGTGGTTTCAGTGTCAACAAAGCATAGAGGACGGTCCATGAGGCTCTCCTTTCTTGTACCTACCGGGGCTGCGGGGGTTTTCCACCCCCCCTGTGAGGTTGGGGGATGACCCGTAAGCTCCGCCCTGTGGATATTCCTGTATCTCCCGCTTTGAGAGAAGCTCTTTTCGGTTTGGCCGTTCCTACAGAGGAGGGGACACATACCACGGTAGGTCTTCTGGTCGAAGAAGCGAAAGAGGCTCTTCGGAGAGCCAACAAGGTTCTGGCAGAGAGCGAACTGGTGGCTGTCACGGCACGGACGCTGATGAAAGAACAGAAGCGACGAGGAAACCCCTCGTTGCGCGTTAACCCCGAGGGAGTCGTTGTGCTGCGGGTGCAGTACGACCGGGAGGGAAAACCCGCGCCAGTTGTAGGAGCCTTGGGTGGGGCCGGTCTCCCCTCTCTTGACGCCTTGCGCCAACAAGCAGCAGAGGTGGGGGTGGACATTAGTGACTTGGGGAGGCAGAAGCGTCAGATCATGGCTCGGCTGACATCTGTTCAACAGAAAGTGGGCGAGGAACCGCCGCCGAGGTTGCGCGACGAAGTTCAAACAAAACCCCTCGGGAAAGTAAAACTCCCCCCCACACGGTAGAAACCCTATGAAGGGTCACGGGGACAGGAGAGCGCATGGCATCACCATACGGATACTGGGACTTCATGGGGAAGAACGGTTTGGCAGGGGCGGAGTCTACCGTCGTTGAACTTCCGGACGGGTCCACCTATGTGAAGAAAGACACCGACTACCCGTGTGTCTTGCAGGACGAGTTCATCCTCTTTGCGGTGAAGAACAGTCCTATAGCCCTTAATCAGTTCTACCAGTTGTTTCCTACCATGGACGCAGTGAGCCAAGCACGGCTCACCAAGTTGATGAGGCGGAATAAACACTTGTTCAAACGTCCCATGCCGGGGGATGAAATGGCCATCAACGACGCTATCCAAAAGAAGGAAGCTACCGCTGGTATCCATGTCACTCCACCGGGTCCTGTCAATCGCTACAAATAAGGAGATACCTAATGTCTCGCCGTGTCATGTCCGTCCTTCTCTCGCGTAACCCCAAGGTTCGTCGTACTTCTACCGCTGCCCGTGCTGCTGCACCTGCTGCACCTGCTGCACCTGCTGCACCTGCTGCACCGGAAGCCGCTCCTGCTGCACCTGCTGCACCGGAAGCCGCTCCTGCCGAAGAACGGCTCACCATGAGCAACACCAAAGCCGAGCTTTTGGCCGAAGCAGAGGCGAAGGGTGTGGACACCCCCCCGGGAGCGACTAAAGCGCAAATCCTTGAGGCGCTCTACGCTTAATAGGTTTCACCGCTTAGGGGGTTCCCGATGGCTCTCATGCGGGTGGACATGTATTCAATAAGCCACGGCTACGGCTTTTGTGTGGCGTTGGAGGGGGAGGGGCGCGTCTTCTTTCGTGTGGAGGACTTTGTTGCCTCGGATGCGGTGCTTCCTCTTATGGGGGAGAGCGTGGAAGTGCCCCAGATCGTTGAAGGCACAGGAAACCCCCGCGCCGTCTCTGTCCACCGCACTACTTCCCCCACGCCTTGTTTGGGGACGGTGGCTTCCTTTGATGTGGGGAAGGGGTGGGGGTTCATTAGAGCAGGCCAGATCCTTTACTTTCTTCATCGAAGTGATCTGCTGGAGAAGTTCTCCCCTCTGATTGGTACCACCCTGTCGTTTTATGCTGGGGTCCGAAGGGGGAGACCTCGCGCTTGTTATGTGAAGCAGACGGGTAAAGTGGGGGGCACTAAAGTCCCGTGAAGGAGAAGCGTCATGGATAAAAACCCATTTGGGGGGGTGAAGGGGAGTCTCTACACCCCTTTGTCGGAAGACGAGCAAGAGGTTCTGGCTCGTCTGGTGGAATCCCAAGACCTGCGGGTCATCGTGAAAAGTTGGGCCACCATCGACCAGCCCCGGGTGATCTATGGGGACTTGCGGCTGTCGCTTGCCTTTCGGATTAACTTCACTCGGCCGGAACTTCCTACCCCAGTTCATTTCTTTGATCTGGAGTTGAGGACTGGGGCCGGGTTGCTCTTGTTCAAAGAACGCCAATCTACTTTGTATAACGGGAAGCCCATTGAAGTAGCCGATGGGGTTTTCATGGACATGGTGTGGGACATCGCCCTCATGGCGATGGACCCCAAAGTGGTGAAGGCATTGAAGCCCGGTGCGCGGGGTCTCACTTCACGATGGCAAGACCGGGACACCGGGGAACTCACGCTAATGGGCAACGCCCGGCTCTCCCATGAGCAGCAGAAGCTCCTCCGCAAAGCTCGTCACGGCGAAGCGCGGAGCCGAGCGGATACTCGGGAGCAGGTCCATAAAGCAGAAGTGAAAGCCGCCGAGGTGAAGGCTGGGCGGAAGACCGCGACCGAGAAGATCCTCAAACTCAAAAGTGACGCTTAGTTCCACTCGGAGGGGCTTTGGCCCCAGAAGTGAGCGATCAACACCCATGCCTCAACAGGGATGTGGTGCCCATGGCGATGGGCAAGGATCGTGAGGTAGACCGCAGTCTCTCGGGATTCTAAGGCAGGTAGGTTGCGGGTGGCAGCCCATTCTGAAAGATGCGTCATGTTACGCCTCCATACAGAATATAGCAGTAAACCCCCAAACATGAAAGTTAAGACCTTACTTTCATGTTCAGGGGCTTTACTTTCACTCTCGGCAGTCTGACAATCACACTGCCGATGTGATTTCTCGGTTATCCGCGAGCGGCGAGGACACCCTTACGAATCTCATCAAGACTCTTCTTAGCTTCTTGGGCGACTTTGCGGAGGCGTGTGCCGGGGGCACCTGCTTTTCCAGAATCTACCTTCCCTGCGTCTTCGACGGCAGCTTGGAGGTTGGTGATGATAGCGTTCAACTGATCAGAAACAGACATTGAGATCTCCTTGTCTGGGTAGTGGGGAAGACCCCCGGAATGGAATCAACGGAGGCGGTAGACTTCGGTACGGTATTCGACGGAAGGTTTGGGTGACGCCTTTTCTTGAGCCACCATCTCTTTCTCCCATTGTCGCGCACCCACCAAGGCCGCCTCCAAAGAAATGTAGGCGATAGGGAGTTCACCGTTGGCGGTGTCGGTGCTCCATCGAATCGCATAGACAGGGGGGTTCATAGTTCGTCTTCTTCACGAACCAGATGGTTCATTCCGCTCTGCCGAGCGATGTCGTTAGCCAAGGCTCGCATGTGTCGGATGAGCAAACCTACCTCGTAGGAAGTCTCGGGGGGACGCAGCGGAAGGTTCTCCCCTCCTCTACGCATGGCTTCAATATCTACGATGACGGCATTCCAGCCATAAGCATCGGTGCCCCAGATACCTTCGATGTACGCCACCGGATCGGTGTCGAGATCAGGTACTCCGTCCTTGCCCTCTCCGGCAAGGCGCAGGCGATGTTGGTCGAGGTCTATGACCTTTTTGGTGTCGTCAGCCATAGGCCACCCTACCCCGGTGGGGCGAGGATCGAACGTGCAAGGGTAAGCTGGTGGCCCTGCTCCGCCATGCGGCCCAACAGGAGGAGCAATCTCTCCTCCCCGGCGGCATCCCACGGTTCACTGGTTTTCTCCAGCAATCCGGGACGTTTGTAGACCGTGACAGGTGGTTCGTCCCTCTCCCCCGTGGCGTCACACGGAGCCACACACCAAGCCACCCGCTCTCATTTGGGCCAATGGTCTCAAAGCCGATACAATCACATGAGTATTTACGAAGCATGGCCCCTCTTACCCGCCCGCACTCTTTTCCCACCCCCTTTCTCGGTACTCCTCCTATGTTTCGCTGGGGGGGGCGGAGGAGACTTGATGCGACTCGACGGCCATGACCCCCACACTTTCCCTTACCGGGTAGCGACCCGGTGGGCTCTGGAGACCAGAGTGAAAGAAGCTGGGTGGGCCGGGAGCGGGTACGGGGGAACTCTGATCCCTTCTACGCTTCAAGACGGCGAGGCTTCGCGGATTGTTTCCCAAGGGGGCACCCTCCACGGATGGGACAAGTATGTTCAACTGGTAGGTCAAATGAGGAGCCACTGATGAGCGACACCCCCGAAGTCCCCACCCCTTATGTGTACCGAGCGTTGGTGCAGTCCGTTTATGATGGGGACACCATCAGGGTAGACATTGATCTGGGTCTCTCTATTAAGGTCCATGCTTCCTGTCGGCTCTTGGGCATCGACACCCCCGAGATTCGCACCAAGTCCGCTTCTGAAAAGAAGCTCGCTTATGAAGCCCGGGATCGTCTGCGTGAGATCGTGCTCAACCAATGGGTCACCCTTCATTCCGTAGCTAAACCCGACAAGTATGGCCGTCTTTTGGTAAAAGTGTGGTCGGATGAGTTTGGGTACATCAACAGCCTTCTAATCGACGAAGGTCTCGCTCGCCCCTATGATGGGGGCACCCGTTCTTCTTGGGGTTAGCACTCAATACCCCGTCTATAGCTGCCAACAAGCAGCACCTCTGGAGGCTCCATCATGGCTACTGGCGACAACCTCGATCTAAATCCGCAGAACGGAATACAGGGTTCCTCCCGACTCTATAAGTTCGGCACCTCTCCCAACACTCGTAGTGTTGTTACCCAGAAGGTGCGAGTGTTGGCTCCGGCCTATGGAGCGACTAAAGCGCAAACTCTTTTCCAGATTGGTGTTCTTTCCAACTTCGGTCCTTCGGAGTCTCGTAGCATCGAGCCGGTTCGCGGGATCGGTTTCGGTGACATCATCGCCGAACTCGTGCCGGGCAACACCGAGCCGATGACGGCTTCGGTCGAGCGCACCATGCTTTACCTCTCCAACTTGTGGCAGTCTACGGGCTACGCTTCCGGCGTTTCTGGTCCTGTGCGTTCTTTGCGCCACCATCGTTGGCCCTTTGATGTGCAGCAGGAGATTGTGTTCTCGGTTATCGCTGACCATGGCGTTCCGGGTGCTACCGGTGACGGTAAGTTCTCCAAAAACGGGTTCAACCAGACAAGCGGTGCCATCGACAGTCTTGAGTACAGCGGCAACCTCGGCGGAGGTGGCCCCTACGGTAAGGACAACAAGCCCGGCTCGCACCAGATCCTCATCACCTACTACGAAGGTTGCTGGTGGGGTGATTGGAGCACGAGCTTCCAGAAGGATACGGCTTTGGTCATGGAGTCGGGGACAATGACGATCACTGACGTACACGACTTCTCCGAGGTCCAGTACGGTGAGTTCCTTGCTACGGGTAACGATCCAAGTAACGATCAGTTCTCCTCCAACATCTACAACGCAGCCACCTTCACTTGATTTCTTGACCCACCCCGCTGGATGACTCCAGCGGGGTAGAGTCTCCCATCGTGGTACTGAAACACCAGAACCAGATGGAGGACTCTGATGTTGGATCTCACTTCACTCAAGCAGGCTTTTGAACCTCTCTCCCAAGTGGGGAGAGATGAGAAGACCTTTGACGTAGAGGGGACCACCCTCACCCTCCGCCCCCTGCTTCCCATGGAGGAAGTGCAGGTCCAGCGGTTTGCTGCCTCGGTACTGGATGAGATTCAGGGGCAGGAGGGTCTCTCCAATCAAGACCAGATGAGCCGTGCAGCGGCCATGGACTACTTCGACCGCTTTCGGATTGAGGTCATCGCTTACTCGGTGATTCAGGTGGATGACACCGACCTCCGGGAAGTCGAGCGCATACCCACGGGAGAGGTGTTGGATAACGGCACTCCGGTTCAGGTGCCCCGCACTATCGCGATGCGCGGAATCGTTCAGACATGGTCCCGGGCCATGATCACCGTTTGTTTTGCCAAGTACGGGGATCTCGTACAGGGGATTGCTGATCGTGCAGACAAGTTGGTGAGCCAATCTCTCGCCGATCTCGATGCCGAGATCGAAAGGAGCGAGAAGCGGCTGGAGGAACTCAAGGCTGACCGGGAAACCCGAGCCAAGGGTGATCCCAGTGTCACTTCGATGCAGATCACGCAGCTTGTTCAGGCCGGAAATGAAATGCAGGCTGACCTCAAACGAGCCGCTGCCAAGGCTGAAGCCGAAAGGATGGCGGCACAGGCTCCTGCTCCGGAACGGAAGTCGGTTATCCCTGCCGCTTCCCCACCTCCTTCTACCCCTTCTTATTCAATGCCTCCTCAAGAGGAGGAGACCTTCCCTCCCCCTGCGGCAGCAGGGGCACCGTTGGAAGACATCCGATCTTCCTTTGAGGACGGGGAAGATGCCGAAGTCATCGCCGCCGAAGAGGGGCGTATTCTGGAAGCGCAGCGACGCGCCGCAGCCGCCTCCCGGCAGAAAGTGGCGGAGCCGACTCCACCCCCCCAACCAACGGAGCCGACCCCACCTCCCCAACCAACGGAGCCGACCCCACCTCCCCCACCCCAAGACCTTCGTGACCCGCTCTCCCAAGCCCAGCCCGCTGGTAGTATCGAGGGAGTGGATGCGTACCGCCTCCCCGCCGAGGAGATGAGTCCCCGTGGGCGCAAGGGAAAAGCAAAGGGGAAGAAGGGAAGCCCGCCCCCTGCCGACACGACTTTGAATCCCAACTTTAAGCCCAACTCCTAAGTAGGTGAGCGATGGATCGGGAGGCTCTTGAAAAAGAGGCCGCCGAGAAAGCTCTCCTTGAAGAAGCAGACCGGCGCAGACCCTTATACAAGGATGTAGAAGACCTCATCACTCCGGGGTTTTTGACGCATACCTTGGTCGTGGATGGCGTTTCGATAGTCTTCCGGTCATTGGACGGCACGCGCACCATTCCGATGCTTCACCGTCTTGATGGTGCCAACGGTTTGGATTGGAAGCGGTGGTATATCGCCACTTCTGTGTGGATGATTGATGGCTTCATCATCGACGGCACCCCCCGGGGAAACGATGCCTACTATGTGTTTCACACATGGGCTAAAAACCTGCGCTACGAATGGGTCGAAGCTCTCTTTGCCACCGTCATTGGCATCCGCAATCGAGTGGCAAGGGCGCTCAAGATTGTAGAAGCCTACTCATGCGAAAAGTTCTCCCGCTCACTGTGGCACACCAAGCCCCCCCTTAGCGGTGAGCCGACTCTTATCCAACGGTTGTGGGACGCCCATAACCGTGGCCAAGATGACTTTGAAGCAGAGAACAACCAGTGGGGTCACACTATTGCTCTGGTGGGATCAATGTCCGGCAAGGGGGCGAAGTCACTTCGCAAATCCATCGAGAAATGGGAGCGAAGCCGGGAAGACCGTCGTCGTCGGGTCATTGAAGATGCGGTGAACTGGATCATTCAAGGGGAACGCTCGGAACAAGCCCCTGTTTTCATCAAAGTGGGCGACACGGAGTACGAGGTCCCCAAGGTCCATGCGTCCCAGACCGTGGACGAGATGCAAGAGGAACTGATGCGTGCCATGCGTGGGGAGAAGGACTACCACGACATGGTGGTGGACGCATACAAGGCCCACAGCATGGCCATCAAGAAAGAGCGGGAAGACGAACGCAGGGCCGCTCTCCGAGATGCTTTGGCGGAGCGGATGCAGGAAGGGTTGGAGGGTCAAACCTCTCTCGTCGGGTACACGGCGGAGCAGTTGCGGGAACTCAACCCCGAGGTGCTTCAGCGGCGTACTACCCATGAGGCTCAACCAGCGGGGCACGATCCGGCCTTCGACCGTTACATCAGCACGGAAATCAAACCGGGCTGGCTCGGTGCCCAAGGACGCCCCGAAGCTGCCGATGCTGGGCCAACTTCGGCCCCCGACAGCGGGGCAGAGAACAAGGGTCCTGAATCCCTCCAAGACAAAATCAGCCGAAGGAAACCCACGCTCAAGTCATAATCTCTCTATGGGTGTCCGAGGGTAGGAGAACTCCATGTCCGTAACTACAGCAGTTGGCCTCGACTTCATGGTGAATAGCATCACCGGGCAAGCCGATCTCCAGCGCGTCATTCAACAGGCGACTGCGGGTGGTGCGGCTAAAGGTCTGGGCGGTGCCATTGAGGACACCCAGAAGATGATTGAGGCCAAATACGGAAGGGCCTACACCAACGCCTTGAAGGTCGGTGCGAAGCAAGAAGCAGATCAGCTTGAAAACCACTTCAAAACCCGCCAGAGAAAGATTGAGGCCGAAACCGCTCTGCTTCTGAAGGCGAATGAGAAAGTGGAGGCGTACAAAGACCGTGCCGACTCCAATCGAACCAAGAAGCGGTGGAAGGCAGAGCAGAAGCGACTGCAAGACTCCATCCGGACGCAACAGGTGGCCCAAGAGAAGCTCGTCCAGACCCAAGAGGACGCCCAAGAACGCATGGTTGATCTCATGGATCGAGGGATGCAGCAGGCGGCCGACAATCTGGAGACCCGAACCGAGAAGATTGGTAAGGGCTTCGGGGCCACGCTGGAAGGCATCTTTGCCAGCGGTGGCAGTGTTGACCCTTCCCAGATGCTCAAGAGTGCCGGAGGAGGATTGAAGGAAGCCGCTCCCGGTTTGGTGGCGAAGGGCGGCAAAATGGCCGGTAGCAGCAACAAGATGATTGCCATGCTCGGCAAGGGGGCGATGGCCCTTGGTGCGGCTGCTGGGGCGATTGCCGGGGTGGTGGCCGGTCTCGCAGCGGTTGTGGCTGTCTTTGGGATGGCTTACGGGCGAGCCAAGGACATGAACAAGGCGCTGCTGGAATCGGGTTCGGCGATGGACATTGTGGGGGGAGGCAGCACTTCATTGGGGAGGGGGCTTGCGAATCTCCGACAAGCCTCACAAAATGTGGCCACGAGTCTCCGGGTGACCAATGATGAAGTGACAAAGATGCTGGGGTCTTTTAATGAGGTGGGGCTTACCTTCCGTGAGATGCGGCAGTATGCGAGCTTCGCCCATGATGACTTGACGGCCTACACCGCAGTCGCCCAGCAAGCCATCAAAGCCTCCACAGCTTTTGGGGTGCAAGGGGAAGAAATAGCCTCTTTCACCAACATGCTTTTCCGAGACATGGGTCAGAACTTCTTAGGGGTTCAAGAGGCCTTGGGGGGCATCTTCGGGTCCGCCCAGCTTGCCAACATGTCCATGCGGGGGTTCTTCACTTCTATCAATGAGGCGACCTCGGCCATGGCGTTGATGAACTTCCGCATGGAGGACACGGCAGAGCTTCTTATCGCCATGACAGACATATTGGGGGAAGACATGGCCAAGGAAATGACCAAGTTCAGTGGCCGGTTTAGGGACATGGGCCACACTGATCGGATGCGCTCTGTGATGACTGCGGGGAGTTCGGGCCGGGCCGTGGTGGGGGCTATGGCCGAGAGGCAGACCGATAACTTCTTGGCTGATCTGAGAACTGCTGTCGGAGGAAAGGGGGCGATGGGTGCCCTCAAGAGCATGGGTCTTCTCAAAAACGGCAAGTTGGACGTTGGCGGCCTCAAGGGAGCCGAACTTGGGCGAATCCAAGAGATTGTGGCTTCCGCAGCGGGAGAGGGCGGCGAAGCGATTGCGATTCGCCTCGGGAAGCTCTCCCGAGCGCAGCGAGGCACCCGAGAGGGCGCGACTCTGGGCCAGCGGGCTACCGCTCTCGGGCAGGCGGATGATCTGGGCGAGTTGGCCTACGGCTTCGTGGAGGCAGCCTCAATCCTCGGCGATAAAACCGTCGGCGAAATGGAGAATCTGGACAGAGCCACCTACGAGAGCGTCACGGGACGTTCCGGAGGTGAGCTTGAAGCGATGATGGATATTTCCAACCGTATGGCGGCCCGAATCGCTCGGGACCGGGGGGTGGAGGCAGACTCCATCACTGCGGAGGACATCGCCGTGGCTATTGCGAAGGGTGATATGCACCTATCTTCGACGGATAAGGAGGCGTTGGAGAAAGCCCGAGAAGCATCTCTCCCCGAGATGGAGAAGATCGCCCGTCAGCAGTTGTTGGAGATCACCAGTATTGGTCAGACTCTCAAGAACAAGATCGGCGGGATGCTGGAGAAAGTCTATGCGGTCATCACATGGTGGGCCGGGGATGAGGTGGATACGTCGGAGATAGACAAGTTTATGGAGTCCTCGCAAGCCTACGCAAAAGACGCCGCAGCAGCAAGGGAGGCGTATGAAAAGTCGAGCGGAAAAGACTTCCAAGCGGAGGCGAAGGAGGCCCTCAAGCAACGCGGCATTACCGACGACACGACCGGCTTCGATGACCTGCTTGCCGCAGAAACGAAGAAAGTACAAGTGAAAAGACTTGGCAGCGTTATCCATCGGGAGCAGATCGCGGAGCAACACCAAGCTGGATATACGGCTGCGTTGGCAGGCACCTCCACCGACAGTGCCATAGCGGGAGTCCGGTACGATCAACTGAAGGCAAGCGACACCAAGGCCGGTCGGATTGTTGGCAAATATGACCGCTCGGATTTCACGGACGTTGAATCTTACAACCGATTCGGCCGCGCATCAGCGGCAAAGGCCTCCGGGGAAATCGGGCTTCAGGACGCGATGGGCAACAGGATGGGCGGTGGCGGGCGCAGCGGAGGCGGAGGGGGCGCACTGTTAGGCGTTGGCGCATTTATGAGCGAGATGGTGAACTGGATTCCGGGTGTCAGTTGGGGCGAGGCCGAAGGCACCAAAGAAGACAGCGATCTTCTGGAAGGTGCTCTCTACAGCGCCTCGCAAGAGCAGGCCAGCGAGGTGGTGGAAGGAGGCAAGAAGAACACCGCAAAGATGGTAGACACGACGAAGATGACCTCAAAGCAGATCATCGAGGCCATCAACGCAGGCAACAGAGACATGGCTCTGTCCCAGATCGCGGGGGCTACCGGCAAGGGCGTCGGCGCGATTCAGAAGATGAGCAAGACGGAACTGCGAACGGCCATGGGGGCTGTCACCGATGCCTCCCCGGCGGCCAAGGCCGCTTTGCAGTTCCGTCTCGCCCAGCTTGAGCAAGGAGTAGAGGACTTCGTCTATCGGGGTGGGTCCAACGGGGGGCGCATCACTCCTATCAACCGAGCCGACGAGTTCCTCGGAATGAAGCCCGGAGGGGCCATCAGTCAAGCCATGGGTGGCCGAGGAGTGGTCAACAACTTCTACATCAACGGGAACAACCCCAATCAGATTGTCTCTGTGGTGCGGCGAGCCGTCAAAGCGGCTCTGGGGAACTGATAGATGCCTACGAACCGCCCCATCTTCAGACCAGCTTTCCCGGGAGGGGCAGAGGATGAGTTTTCTTCCACTGGGAGGCGTCCCGTCATCTTTGACATTATTGCGCCTGATGGGATCACAAGCGTTCTCCCCGACAGCTTGAAGCTCGTCCTCCATGTGAACCCTACTTCCATGAAGATTGCCTATGAGCGAGTCGTGGAGCGCACACAGACCAAGAGCGGCTACGTCGAGCAACACTGGGGCGACGGCACCCAGACCATCAACTTCGATATGGCGACCGGGGGCTTCATGCGGCTCTACGCTGGTCTGGCCAATAACACCTCACCCGAAATGACCCAAGGAACGAGGCGGGAGAGCTTGGCCTACGACTCCTACTTGGACATGCTGGCTCTTTTCCACAACAACGGAAGTGTCTACGACATCTCTGGGCGCATCGCTCTCCAAGGGCAGATCAAGGTCACCTTTGATGGTGGCGTCTACTTCGGTTGGTTTACTACTTTCAATGTGACGGAGAGTGCTGACAAGCCTTTCCAGTTCACCCTGTCCGCTGCCTTTGAGGTCTCCTCCGAGGTCCAAACGTGGCGCACTTCTGCTGACTCTTCATCTTCGGTCTTTGATCTGTAAGGGGGTGTTCCATGGCTGGCGGTTTCTTTGAGAGCTTTGCGGCGGACCCTGCGGCAGCGGACACCTACCGCGCTGACCGTTACGAGTACGTCCCCAGTGGTCCCGGACTCACTTCTAACTTTGAAGTGCAGGAGGGTATCCCGGTAGACGGGAGCAATAAGATTGCTCGCCAACTCTCCCCTTTTACCTTGCGGCTTATCATCCCTCCCGCCCTTCTTGAAGCCCTTGATGTCAAGGGGGTGGACGTAAACCTCATGGGGCGCGTTGGCCAAGAGAGTAAAGAGCGGGACCTTCAGATGAAGACGATCCGGGAGGCTCTGGGGATTCCGATTGCGGGAGTAGGGTCCGCCTCCCAACAAGTGCTGACCAACCTGCGTTCGACGGTGTCAGCGGGACAGTATCTCCAGTCCACTATGGGCACCGATGTGCGCTCTGTGTTGACCGACCTCACGACTGTGGCCGACATCCGGTATCAGGTGGAGGCGATGATGCAGACTCCGCCTCTCACGTTGCTCATCAATCCCGAGAGCATGGCTATCGCTTATGTTTCAACCCAGCAGTTTTCTAACCGTTCCCGCTCCGGCTTTATCTTTGAGCGGTGGGGAGAGGCTCAACCTACCATTAGTTTCTCGGGAACCACGGGAGCTTGGGCGGCAGGCCAGAACCCTGCGCGGGTTTTCCCCGGCATGGACGAAACGGTGTCTCCTACAGGCGTTCAGTTCGCCACGAAGCGGGACAGCGCCGCCTTCCAGAACTTCATCTCTCTCTATCAGTTCTACCGCAACAACGGCTACATCTACGACACGGTTACCGGGACGGAGGCGCACCTCTACATTGGGGCCGTGGCTATCGACTACGACCAGTGGACCTATGTCGGGCATATCGACAACTTTGAATACAGCTACGATGAGCAGAACCCCCACAACCTCAAGTGGTCAATGAACTTCACCGTGGGGCGCATGTACGACCATGCAGAATCCCCCATTGTGATCCTCCCGGAAACTTCCCCCACCCCCGCTCCCGGCTCCCTCTCTCTTAGTGAGATGGGGGATATGATTGGAAACACCCCCCAGCAGAGCGATGTGGAGGGCAGGGCCGGAGGCTGGTTGGAAATGTCGGGCCGTGACGGCTTGGCTGGTCGTGGGGCCACTGCAACAGAGGAGTGGGTGGCGCGGCAGATCGAGGACGGCATCGCACAGGCCCAAGAAGCAGTGGAGTATCTGGCGGAGCAGTCCCAACACGGCCAGAGTCCGCTTCAAAATCTGGGGGTTCCCTTTAGCGGGGCTCCCGAATCGCTAACCCCCCCGAACCTCACGCCGGGAGGGGAGTGATGGTTGAGCGGTATGGTGCAACATGTCTGTAGGTGACAACAGCTTTGGCAACCGCCCTTACGCGGGCACTTACCGTTTGGGTTCTCAAACGGTGGTGCGCCATACGCCGGATTGTATCGTTCTGATCAACGGCCACACCCAGTTCGCTTCATGTGCCACCTGTAACAACAAGCTCGACTTCAACAAGTACATCACACAGGTGTCGTGTGACCCCACGACCGAGCCGGTCTCGACGGCCAGCCTGTCGATGTCCATCCCTACCAATGATGCGTCCGTTTTCTCTCACGATGGGAACTACGTTCTGGTACCCGGCCTTGAAGTCCTCATCCTCATGCGAGGGTATTTCCCGGTGGCGGGCTACGCGGCCAAGGGGCAAGAGAGCACCACAGATGCCGATGAGAAAGTTCCCGTCTATCCGTACTATCAAACCTTCCGGGGAGTGGTGACGGAGGTCTCCCATGAGTATTCGGGTGGCTTCTACACGGCCAACCTGTCCTGCTCCAACATCCTCCATTTCTGGCAGTACCTTCAGATCAACACCAACGGGTCGGTGTTCGGAACTTCCCCCAAGGATGACGGGGGCGGCATCGATCTGACGGGCCACAAGATGAATGGGATGTCCCCTTATTCCATCATCTACACGTTGATGCGGGTGGGGTTTGGATCGGCGTTTGGGGTGAACTGGACGATTGCCCAGAAGGCTAACATCTCCGCTGTGGCGGATGGGACCGGCAAGAGCCTCTACAAACATGCGGCTCTATGGTGGGAGAAAAGATGGGGGGAGGCATCTACGCGGCTGCGTATGTATGGAGCCGATGGCTCTCTTTTTAATGCTTTTGAACAAGCCTTTATTGGCATGTTCGATGTGAAAGGGAACGCTGCCAAAGGGGCGGAGTTCATTAAGTCCTTTGGCATTGAGCTTCCCAAGAACTTCAACCCTGATGCTAAGGCCAACTACCAAGCCGCCGCCCGCACGGTGGGCTACCGGGCCAGTGCGTTTGAGGAGGCTATTGTCGATCAGGAGGGCACGAAGCAGAGCGTGCTGAAGATGCAGGCGTTCGTGTTGGACCTTGGCCGGATGGGTCAGCCCAACATGTTCGATGCGGAATACATGTCGAAGATGGAGATTGCCGACACGGTCAAGGGTCTCTCCGGGTTTGAGTTCTATCAAGATGTAGACGGCGACATTGTCTTTAAGCCCCCTTTCTATAATCTCGACACCAGCACCGACCCCGTCTACTGCATCAAGGATCGGGATCTCATCTCCATTTCTGAATCCCACAGCGAGCCTACGTCTACCTACGTCAAGGGGTCAGGCGGGCTGTTCCAAAACTTCACGGGAATCCTCGACGGGGAGTTTGGCACTCGGCAAGGTAAGTTCATTGATTGGCGTCTGGTGGCGGAGTTCGGCTGGAAAGAAGCCAACTTTGAGTCCCAGTACATGTCGAGTTCTGGGCAGATGTTTGTCAGCGCGATGATGCGCCTTGATCTCAACAATGTTGAGATGAAGTCAGCTTCCATCACCATTCCCATTCGTCCTGAACTGCGTCCCGGCTACCCGGTGTATGTGGAATGTCAGGATGCGTTCTTCTACATCAAGAGCATGAGCCACTCCTATGCCGTGGGGGGTGCGTGCCAGACCACTATCAACGGCGTAGCCAAACGGGCGAAGTTCCTGCCACCGGGGATGCCAGACCGGAGTGATGGGAGCGGCTCGCAGCCTATTCCCACTTTGGGGGATGTGCGCCTCTCGGCTCCCGGCGAGTACCCTCCCATGCCTTTGTACGTCTACACCGAGGACTTGCTGGGGTCCGAGGGCGGAGAACCTTCTGGGCCTCCCCGGATCATGGGCTACCCCAACTGCGTGATGGCCCTCGATCCTGACAAGTTGAACCCTCGGACTTTCGCAGCGGGGATTCAACTCGGGTCAGCCCAATCGTTTTTGGATTTTGCTCTGACATTGGGAGTGTTGCGCCGGGACCCCGAGAACGACGAACAGTACTTCCTCGCTCAATCGAACGAACCGGAACAGGACTCAATCGTCACCTACACTGAAGTGGTGAGCGAGTTCGGGGAGGGGGGGATCTTTGAGAAAGTCCAAGCCCTCCAACACACCGGGGGACTCGCAAAGTGGCTCAAGGAGTACCCGAAGGACAAGATAGCCACGAACTTCGGGTCGGCTCTTTTGGGGGTGATGCAGCGCACCTTGAGTAACATCGCGGATGCGGACCTGCTCGGAAACTGGATGTCCCTCCAGACGGCGACCAAGAACCTCTACGGCCACCAGAGTATTCAGGGACAGTACCGGTATTTCTCTTCTTCGGCACCCGATGAGGCGGACCAAGCCCCCTCGGAAATCACCCTTGACGGTGATAGCGGGAGGATAGGGGATGCTCCTCCCGGTAAGCCCGAGGTAGCGAACGAGATCACCCTTCTAACCCAAAGCGGCAGCCGCATTAAAGTGGGTAAGGGAATGCCCAAGCGGGCTTTCCGGGTGTACGGCACCACCGCTACGGACAGTGATGAGGAGGGTGCACGCTATGTAGATGTGACTACCGACGACATTCGTTTCGTCACCTTCCAACGGATTGTCACCAAACGCAGGATAGGGATGCAGGGGGCAAGTCCTACTCCTTTCACCGCATGGCAGGTGAGCACAAGCGGACTCAAAACCGCCATGGGGGATGGGATGTCGCTCTTTGCCAGCCCTCGCAATGTAGAGGACCCATGTGGAGATCGTTTCGGAAACAGCGATGCGGGGGGTGTGGCAAAGTCCGGGGGCTATCTGGAGTTCCTCACCCTTATTGATGCGTGGGCGAACAAGGCCGAAGTCCAGACCGACACGAGGTACGCGGCCAAAAAGACAAAGTTGGATAACTTCGCGCAATCTTTGAAACCTCAACAACGAAATCGGCTCGTAGCGGATTCAAGCCTCAAGGCCACGAGAGTATGGCGACAGAGTGATCTCAAGGCCATTGAAAACATCTCCACTCAAGCTGCCAACTCGTTGGGCAACCTCTACCAGCTTGCGGAAAACGCGGCGGTTAAAAAAGAACGGGAGCTTCGGCAGCAGGCAACGCCGAAGGGGAAGGTGGATCAGAGTTACCTCACAAAGTTGAAGACGGCGAAAGGAGACCTTCTGGCAGGGTTCCCAAACGTGGTGGATTCCCCAAACGGGACTCCGCAGATTGTGACCGACGAACTCGTAGAGTTGCCGGACCACTCTTTGGTCCTGCCGGTCTCGGATAACAGTGGTTACGAAGTGTACGGCAGCTTGGCTTACGGGCGTGGGTTGAATATCGTTTCTTACAAAGGCCTCCTGAATATAGAAGGAACCCCCACCGACACCAACTCCATGGCTGCTATCGAGCAGTTCATGGCCGCGCTGATCGCGGGAGGAGGAGGTAAAGAGGCGGGGGTGGCCCACGCCTTCACTGTTCTCACTCCCGAGCAGAAAGCCGACCTCGCAGCGGGGCTGGAAGTGACGACCAATGAGCTTGAAGGCGCGGTTGAAAAACTCCTTGCCGAAGCTGAAGAAGGAAAGGTGTTTGTCCGCAACACTCCGGTATCTTCGCGAAGCCGGGGTCAATCCTACACCTCCAACATGTCTATCGACGAGTTGGCCTCTATCACTGCCGAGGACGGCGGAATCTGTTTGTGTAACGGGGTGGAAGCCCAGTACTACATGCAAGCCTTTTCAGGCGAGTTCGTCCAAATCCATGGGGACGAGGCGATGGCCGAATGGCTGAAGGATCAAGCCATCACTGCTGGGACGGACTGGAAGCTCACCAAAGAGACTCTGGCCGGTGAGCACCTTGACACTCGGGCCGGTTCCGCTTTGGACCACTACCGATCTCTCGGTGAGAGTTTCGTGGCCGGGTACGAAGACTTGGGGCGCGAGGTGCAGGGAGGGGTGCAGCAAATAACAAGTGCCGTGAAGGATCTGGAAGACTTGGAGATCCCCTCTTTCGACGGAAAGAGCACTTACCATATTGAAGTACTGGACGAAGACCGGAGGATTCCCGGCATCCCGGATAGCTTCTACTACCCCGAGGACGAGGACGAAGAAGAGAGAAGGGGAGGGGAGACTCCTATGGTTGGGGCGGGTCCGGGTAGTCCTTTCAATAGAGCTTACACTCAAGATAGTTTGAGGGAGCCTGTCGAGGCCGTTGGCGAAGACAGCGATGAGGCCGCTGATACAGAGGAAGGTGAATAATGGGCGCGAATAACGAAGGGGGCACCACTGTTGCCCCTAACCCTAATGGCGGGGTGACAGACGGAGAGATCAACCGCAACTTTGCTCCGGGAAACCTCGCTACTTCTGATGTGAGTGGGGGGAGTGTTTTCCCTATCCGCTATGCAGCGGTCACGCGGGTTGACCCCAAGAAGATGGTGGTAGACCTCAAACCTCTCTCGGGTCCGGGTCCGCCTTCCACCGATGTTCCTCTTACCTTCCCGAGCGCAGGCTCGCGGCACTTCATGGGAGCTATCCCCGAAGTGGGGGATTTGTGTGTTATCGGTCAGTCTCCCGGGGAGAGCGGCCACTCTAAGAGACCTGTCATTCTGGGGTGGTTCGTCCCCTCTACTCAAGCGGGGTACGACTGGCTGAATGTCCGGTCCCACGCTCCTAAGACGCTGGGACTCACCCCCAAAGAGCAGGAGGTGTTGGAAGGTATTGCTTCCGTCCGTCGCCACAAACTTCGGCAGATGGAGAAGGGCAACATCATCGCCTCCTCTTCACAGGGATCGGACCTTCTGCTCACGGAGAGCGCCACGCTGGCCAACCGCCGGGGAAATGAACTGATCCTACGAGATCAGGATCAGGCATTGGTGGTTCGGTCGCTCCAGCAGTTCCACGCGGGAGCCGGGTTCCGGACTTACAGCGGCATGGTCCAACGGGATGCCAACCTTCTCCCTCCCGAACTCACTCATGGCGAGGTGCAGTGGGATTCCGACCGGCAGGTGGATGAGGGGGGGTATCCCCTTCCTCCGTCGGACTTGACGGAGGACGAGCAAGACGGCCAGCTTCAGACAGCGGCGGTCTTTGATGAGGATTCTGGGGTGGCTATGCCCCCTCTCTTTGACCCTCAAGCTATTCTGGCTCGTGGGCTCTTTGTGGATTCTGATGGCACCGTATCGGCGGGAGCAGGGCGCGGGTCCATATATGGAGGCAAGCCCACCTACCGCGTGTCGGTAGACACGGCGGGGAATGGGGCTCATTCCAACGGGGTGCTTAATACGGGTGACGGGGTCTTCACGGAGTACCGCATCGAGGTGGCCCATACGACAGACGGGACTTTGCCCGTCACCGAGCAAACAGACGGATTGGACATCGACCGTCTTCTCCCCACAGCCCCTAACGAAGACCCCGACGGAGGGGGTGGTTCGTCGGGCGGGGTGTTGGACCCCACCAACCTCTCTCCTAACGCCCCCATGGTGGAGTTGGTGATGGGGACTGCTGTGGGGAATGACCCTTTCAACTTCCCCGGCCAGTACGGTCTCCCTTTGGTGAAAGGAGGGGGCGGGCTTCGGGCGGCCACTCCCACCGACCCTCTCTCCAAACACTTCGCGTTCCTTCTGAAAGTACGGGACCCAGACAACCCTGCCCGCATTTCGTTTGTGGGGTTCACGAAGGGGGGTCAATGGGTTCAGATGTTTGGGGGCAAGGGATCACCCAGCATTGAAGAGGACTATGCTGCGGGCAAATCCTCTAAGCTGGGCATGACCCAAGACGGTGTGAGCCAAAAAACCGAGGCGTTGGGAGCTATTTCCCTTGTCTCTACGGGCGGCCGACAGGCGGACAACGTCGGAGTCGAGATTTCGTCGGTGGGCGGAGCCATTTCCATTTCCGGTGGTGGTTCTTCCACAGCGGGCGCAGCCGACGGAGGTACCAACCCTCAAGGATCTCCGGCTGCGGCGGGGCTGGCTCTTTCCCTTAAAAGCAAGCAGTCAGCCGAGTTCACCGCTGTTGGAAAGGCCACCATCTCTGGGAAAGAGGTGGCTATTAGTGACACGAACACCACCACTATCGGGGCAAGCTCCTCCGTGACCGTCAACTCGGGGGACGCTATTGCTCTTTCCTCCAAGACCTATGGCCTCACCTGCAACGGCAAGGCCGAGTTCACCTTTGGCGGCCCCAAGAACTCCCTCCCCACTAACGGATCATCGCGCAGCACTACGTTTACCTCCACCCCTCTTACGGGCGGTTTGGGGATGGATGTAGACGAGTACACGGTGATCTTCGGCCAGTTGTCGGAGACCTTCAGGGTGGGGGCGCGAAACACCGAAGTAAGTGTAGGTTCCATCAACATGGTTGGTACTGGGGCGGCCCTTCCTCAAATGGGGCCGGGTGTGGGAGCCAAGATGGTTTCCGGCGTCCCGGGTCTGGATAATGGGATGCAGGCCATCCCCGGTGCCGGGTCTTTTCTAAAGTCCATGACCGGGGTAGCCAGTCTTCAAGCTGCTACTGGAGCCGCCATGGTTTCAGGCACAGCAGGCACCTTGATCAACTCGCTGGCTACTGTGTCGGCTGCCGCCCCTTTCATCCACATGACTGCTCCGGGGATGCCCGGTGGGGTTGTGTCCGATGGCTGCCTCGATAGTATGACTGGTCTTCCTATGTTCCTGTCGGGGACGGTGGGTGCTCCCGGTTTCAGGTTGAACTAATGCCAGTTACCCCCGTGGCTGTAAGTGGAGCTATCTTGGCGGCAGGGCCGACGCTTAAAGGACCGACATGGATGCGCGTGGCGGCTGGTGTCGGCATCGGGACGGTGGCGTGGACCCTTGTTCCGGGGAATGTGGTGGTGGCAGGCATCACGACAGGAGTGGTGGGGGCGGGGGTGGTGAACGGGAAGGTGGCGGTCCCCCCGGTGCCGGTGACTGTAGTGGGATCGGTGGCCGCTAATGGTTTGGTGGGACCAGTCTCCCCCCAGATGGCCGCTGCCATCGGTATCGGTATCGGGACGGCTTACAGCGCGTCCGCCACTTATGTGGGAGCAAGCATCGGGGCCATCGGGGCAGATGTAGCTAAGGTGGTCTTCGCTAATCCCGTCCCGCTGATCCCCCTCTTGGCGGGAGCTTTTGCCGCCCAAGGAATGGTTGGGCCGATGGCTATGCGATGGGCCGTGGCTTTAGCTCCCGGAATCGCCGGGTTGTTTATGATGGGGGGTGGTGCAGGAGTGGCCGTAGGGGCAGGTGGCCCAATGGTCGGTGTGGGGGGTAGCGTCTCCACCATTGTATGAGGGGGTTCGAGACTCCTCTCCGAGCGGTATAGTCCCTCACTTGAATCCGGTAGAACGGCTTTCGGGCTACCCAAGTAAAACTGGGTGTATCAGTCTGACTTGAGGGATGGCGAAGTGGGTTTCAATCTAAATGGCTATATCCTGCGTCCTGCTCGTGTTGCAGGGGGTAACTCCCCGGACACCGACGAGGCGACGACGGGAGTGGAACGGGATCACATCACTCCTACTGTGATGACTGGTCTGGGGTATCAAGCTCTCCCCACTAAGCCTGTTGAACCTTATGCGGACATGTACCGCGCCGCTGTTCTCCAGAAGCCCACAGACCGGGCCAGTACCGAAGAATACTGTGTTTTCGCTGCGGTTACTTCCTCGTTGAGTGTGGTTGAGGAGGGGGATTCTGTTCTCATCACCGGCACCTCGGCCATGGTTACCCCCGTAGCCGGGAATCTGGTGACTTCTAACCCCACCCTTCCCAGTGATCCCTATCAGGATGGCACCGCTACTTTCCGTTTGACCGATCCCGGCGGGCGCGACATCTCCGGCATCACCTACCTTGCCGTCTTGAGCGCGGACCCTGCTATCGGCTTGGTGGAGATTAAGGAGGGGGAGGCTATCGGATTCGACTCCACTCTGTCGGATCTCTCGGTAGGCACGGTTGTTATCAATGCGGCGGCTCTCGCCGCATTGGGGGGAGGCTTCTCGGTGGATCGTGGTGATGTGGTGGTGGTTGTTTACTACACCTTGTCCCCCCCTACTTTCTGGTGGACCCGGAACGACCAAGACCTCACCCGCTTCGGATGGGACGGTCTTAATCAGCGGTGGTCTCCTCTTGCCGGTACGACTCCACGGGACATGGGCGGAGTGGTTCCGGAGGAGACCTACAAACTGGCTCCCCCAGTGACCCGTTTCGCGGTGGATGCCCTTCTCCCTTACCCCTCTACCAGTGATGGGTATGCCCTGCTCCGGTTGGGCCTTTACCCTGATTCAATCTCGGACCCTCTCAAGATTCAGGTGGTGCCCGACACCGCCGTCGTTGCGGGCTGGGACGGTGGGTGGGATGCCACTCTGGACGGCGTGGTGGGGGTGACCAATGGCATCCTGCGCCTCAACCCAGCCAAAGAGGACGACCACGCCGGGAAGACTCTTTGGTACAACCCGGAGGCCTTTCCCGTAGAGGGCGACGGTGACATGGGCGCGGTAGCGGGGTTGCCCCTTACGTCCAACCAAGGGTTCCCGGTCCTCTCCCCGGCCCCCGGCCCGACCGAGCGACCCTTCCTTCGGATTGGTTTTAGGAGGTACCTCACCCCCGTGCCGGTAGACACAGATGGGGATCTGCCCGCCCCTGCGGCGGTGACCGGCGGCCAGTTCTACTGGTCTCGCACGACGGGCAAGATTGTTCTGGCCGCAGAGGACATTGAGAAGGCTACTCCCGGCGCTGCCGGATACGAACTCCCTTATCTCGGAGCACATCTTTACTATGACGGGGTGGCCATGAGCCAACAGCCCATCCCGGTCAAAGCTCCTGTGGCTGCGCTGGAATCAGACGGCAAACCCCTCAATGGGGATATTTTGGGGGGCGGAGCGACCACTCCTCTGTTGGGTAACCTTTGGATTGATCGGGCGGTCTGTCTCCCTCCTCCCGGCGTAAGCGGCGTGCAGTGGGTTCCCGACGGCTCCGGGGAGACCCCGGATCTGACTTCCGTCCCGGTCCCTCAAACCCGACCCGTGGGGAATGGCCTCAAACGTCAGATTAAGGGGGTGGGAGACAACTTCTTCTTTTCCAGCAACTTCGCTTTTGAAAGGCTGGGTGTAGATGAGTACGACGACGACCTGCCCATCATCTCTTTCAAAGTAGCCAAAAACAAGGCCGAAGTGGCCGAAATGGTGAGCGTTTCCCAGCCCACGGGGAGCAGCCAAGCCTCACGGGTGGAATGTCGGCGCAAGAATCTGATTGATGAGCCCCTCTACTTCCGCCAGTGTGTGGCCATTCCTTCCGTCTATGCCGAGGAGCCTCGGATCTACTCACGGTTTGCTGGCCCTTACACGCTGGGAAGGGTCACCCTTCGCTTTGCCATCAACACTCAAGTTTACGAATGGCACTCCACTACGCTGAACCCGAGCGGCGAGGAAATCTCTTACACGGCCGAGGAGGTGCAAGCCAGTCTTCAAGCTGACACCCTTCCCCCGCTTCCTGTTGATTCAGTGGGAGTGGCACGAGGCCGCCTCTTTATCCAAGCTCCTGTCCTTTCCCCGTCCAGCGGAAATGTCGAGATTGGCTGGAATGATCCCGATCAGGCCGACCTCGCGGGTCATGCGGCACTGGGTTTCCTCCCGGGATGGCGCGTGGACAACCGCTCGGGGGAGACCCAGTGCCGATGGTTGCCGGACAATGGGGCCTCGATGGGAGTTTTCCGTAGTCCTCTCAATCGGAATAGGCGAAGCAGCACTCCTGACATTCGTTCTCGGGACACATTTGACGACACCGTATTGATTGACGGTATCTACGCCAATCCCTTTGTTCGGGTGAACCCCCCACCTCTGGAAGACTTGCCCGGCTATGGAGCCAACTCTCATTTCCAGACCTCTATCGGGCTGTTGAATGTGGATCTGGAGAACTATGTCACTACCCTTGGTGTAGGGGTGAAGTATGACTGGGCCAACCAGCGGCTCATCTGGGCCGAGTCCGGAACCACACCCCCCACTAAGGTGGCCTACCCCACCGCTGATCTTCAGTTGTCCCATACAGCAGTTTTTTCGGAGACAGTGTCTTCGGATGCGATGTTGAACCCCGACTACGGCTTCTATCTCAAGGGGCCGGACGAAACTCTCTATTCCGAGCAAGTGTTCGGGGAGGATTTCCTTATGCCGGGTCAGGCTCAACCGGGGCAGTCCTTGTTGGTGGAGGTCGAGGGAGGTATCGCAGCGCGGGGTGGGGCCGGGGCAACCGCCCCCTCTCTCGGTGTGTTCAGGGATGCCAATGTGGCCGACCAAGACGGACTCTATGCTGCCATCGAGGCGGGCTACTTGCTCCACATCCTTAACGGAGAGGCAGAAGGGGTTTACCAGATCACCGCGAAGCAGCAGGTGGCAGGGCCGGGAACGGTGGTGGTTTTCGCTATCACTCCCGATATGCCGCCTGACATCCCGGCCACCGCCACCGCCCAGTGGCGCATGTACGAGGCCGAACTTCGTAGTGACCCGGTTGTAGACGACACTCTCATCGCTGATGTGCAGTTGGTGCCTACCAACCATCTCCCCTCGGAGCCGTTCAAGATCCGGCTTCTCTCGGGGATTGGCACGGTGGGAGACACCTTGGAAGCAGATGTGGCTGATGCGGTGGCGTCCGGCCGCGAAGTATCAGTACGGTTCGGGGTAGACCCCGTCGCCGCCAATATCCGTTCCGTCACCTACCTCCAACGAGGCACCCTCCTCGGCCCCATCGCGGAGACCGGGCTGGTGGTGGACCCTGACGACCTTCACGTTACTCTTTCAGGCACTTCCGGCGACGCCTACTTCGCCCTGCGCGTAGGAGCACAGGAATACAGCACCGCGCCGGGGGGCAATCTGATACTGGTGGCCGCGCCTCCCCCTCCGGGTGGGGTGGCTGCGGGAACCATTCAAGTAGTTGGTTTCGGGGCCGCTTCTAATGTGGGAGAGGTTTACATCGCGACTGACATTGTCTCCGCCGAGGGTGGGTCCAGCGTTTACTACGACCAGTTGTTCCTTGACCCCACCCTCATCCCCGCCCACACCGTAGAGATCAACTCGGCTACCGGAGAAGTTCAAATCCCGGCTGCTGATAGCACGGCCTATAGCGGGGACACAGCCTACTTCGTAGAGCAGATGATCACCGAGGGCAGCCTCGATGTGACCACCTCGCCTATGAGCGGGAGTCTCCTTTTCAACAAGCCTCTCCGAGAGGGGCAGATTGTTGAGGTGTCCTACTACCAAGCGGATAGCAACGGCGACAAGAAGCTCGATGCAGATGGGAACGCAGTAGAGATCACCGAGTTCTTAGCTCTCACCGTGCGACTGGAAGAGGCCACGGTGGGGGATTCCGACACTCTCTATACCTACAACCCCACGGGGAGGACGGTCTCCACTGTGGTGGAGCCGTTCGTTTGGGTTGGTGTGGAACTGATGAACTTTGCCGGGAGAAAAAACGCCGTCATCGAGGCTGACCCCAGTCTCATCTCTTTGTCGGTTTCACCTCCCAGCGGTTCTACCGTCAAGATCAACTACGGGGTTCTGGAAGCCTTTGGAGGAGAGCAGGCCTACACTGTGTCCTCCCCTCCGGTATACCGTAAACCCTTCTTCTTGGAGGAGCAGCAGACTACTTTCACTCTGGAGACAGATCGGCGGTCGAGTTTCCCCACTGGCCATCTCATGGTCTTGGGGACTACGCCGCTGTATATCGTCTCGTCCTCCTATTCAGCGGGGGACTCGGAAACGCTGGTGACTATCTGGCCCCCGCCCCAGACCGAGGTGGGAAGCCGGGCGGTGGGCCGTGATGCTCGCCTTCTTATCTCCGACTTTCCCGTGGCTATCACCATCGACCCCAACGGGGCGGCCCCGGTGCCGGGCGGCGGGTCACCCGGGTTCTTGGCCAGTCTTGACCTGATGGCTAACCCCCTTCTACCCGTGGACAAGGGACAGTTGTCGGTAGGGTTTTACGGGGATGTCCGGAAATGGACGCGCCCTAATCATCTGTTGGAGATTGATGGCTACCCCTACATCATCCTGACCTCTTCCTTGTCGGAAGACGGGCGGAACACGAAGGTTCAACTCGCCACCCCCGTCTACACCAAACAGACGGCGGCCCCTACTGTGCGGGTGAGCACGCGCCCAGTTTATGGGCCTTCCCCCATGGCGTTCAATCCCATCTACCCGGTGGTGGGGGGAGAGGACTACAGCCTGTTCCTGTTGGGAAGTGTGGACAGTGATGGGAACACGCTGCCCGGCAAAGAGTTGGTGGAAGGCACTCACTATGCCCTCACCAAGCCCGGTGGAGCCATCACTTTTCAGCAGCCCACGCAAGGCCCCTTGCAGGCTGGTGAGGTGCTTCATCTGCGGTACACCCGTCGTCGGGAGGTCAGCCCCCTCGTCAACGATGGTGCTCTCATCTACCCTCTCTATAAGGGAGGCTATCTCTACCTGACCACTCCCTCCGAGGAGAACCGCCTTCAAGGTGGGGCTTTGAGGGCGCAGTACACTTACCGCAGCCCCGACTCTTTCTTCTTTGCCGTGGAAACTCTGGAGGAATACCTCGGCGAAGTGGCCGTTGTCTCGGCGTCCAAGGGAGGTACCCCTGTCGGGGGAGGGCCTCCTTTGGCTTACCCGGGATCTCCTGACCTCACGAAGAAAGGAACTTTCGGTCTCCGAGGGGAGACAGCAGATCTGGGTGACCAAGATCGTGCTGCGCGGGTCTACGTTGAGTTTTTCAACCGGGTCATTGTGGCTTTTGAGCAGGTGTTGGAAGCCCTCGATGGTCGCATCATCGGGGACCGGGATGGGAAGTTTCGTTTCTTCATTGGCCACGACAAGCGGTATGCCCCTCCGGGGTGGGAAGATGAAATCACAGGAGTCCTCAACAAACGGCTGATCTGGCGTGAGATCATCGAGAACTGGGCACCCGCTGCTTACGAAACCAATGACGGCTTCTTCATCGAAGCGGACCCGATCTACAACCCCATCACGGCTGAAGTGCCTGATTCCAACCCGGCGCTGGTTCCTTACCGGCCGGGCGACACCAATGGTGAGAACCTCGATCCTGACCTTCGCCAGTTCTTCATCAACCGGCAGAAGTCTCGCATCAAGAACGACATGGATGACCGTGTCCTGATTGGCACCCGTCGGCCTAAAGGGCTGCCCTTCTTCTTGTTCCCCCTCTTCAGTGCCAAGGGGCGGTACAAGGACATGTGGCAAGACCACTTCTTCTCCCGCCTGTTCCCCGAAACCACCAAGCACTTCTCTCGGCTGATGCCGGGGCTGGAAGCGGTTGTCGGAGCTAATGGTTACACCGACCCCGGGTTCTATTCCTTTGGCCGCCTGATCACTAAACCCGGCCCCGAGCCGGGGGAGGAAACCGATCAGGTCGTCCGGACTCGCGGCACCACTATCGGCACAGTGGCCAATCCTGCGCTGGGGGAAATCCCCAACATCGTGGACATCACGGCCGAAGACCGTCGGGCACGGGGCCGCATGTGGATCTATCTCCCAAAGGGATTCTCGGCAGCTAATGACGCTACCCTCGGGGTCACCACCCAAGGCTTCGCAACCATCGTCGCCACCCCCCTTCCTTTGAGTGAGTTCCCCATCGACCAAGCTACGGGTCTCCCTGATGTGGCCCAGTTGCTCTACAACAACGGCGGCACGCCGTCAGCGGGAACGCTGGACTCTCTTGATACGGGCAACATTGAGCTTTCCACTCCGGCTTTTGAGGCTGGGCAGCGGCTCTCTTACGGACAGCCCAATGGGCGCGTCTACGCTCTTACCGACCCCGACGGATTCGGTGTCTGTGTGAGCACAGCCGGGGTCCAGAAGGGGTGTGTCATCACACTGGCTTCTTGTGCTGACCCCACCACTCAACTCCCCGGCACCAGTGTCTTCGTTATCCCTCTGGTCACGAAACTGACGGAGGTTGTTTCCGACGAGACCGGCTATGGCGACACCATCTTCGCCATCCCCTCGACGGGGACACTGGCTTCGCCTATTCCGGGCGATCCCCCTACTACGGAGGAGATGGCCGAACTGATTGGGGGGTTGCCGGACTATCGGATTCAGTTTGACATGAAGGTGCGCCGGAAGCGTGGTGAGTTTGTAGATGCTTCGCTCCCCACCCCGGACGACATCTTCCCTTTCCCTTTCCAAGAGTTGTTGGGCCAGAAGCCTCCGGCTCCGCTTACTTGTATCGAGGGGTCCGTTGACTTCAACAACACCGAGGCAGAACCGGCCCAGCTTCCTTGTCTGTTGGGTGAGCCACAGGATGATTCAGGAGACAACCAACTTCCTTACATGAAGTCCCTCTCCGAGTTGGACGCTCTCGGGAAGATCGCCGCCATCCTCCCGGTCATCTTCGACGACAACACCTCGGAAGCGTTGCCCTTCCAACCCGACAGTCTCCTCGCCATAGAGGAACAGGACTTCTCGGCGGTGTCTCCGGACGAGATCCTCGTCACGGATGGTACCATCCCCCTTACCTCCGCTTATACAACGCACTCTCGGAACGCTGCCACCCTCTACACGGGCACAGATGTCCGCCCGGTGGGGTTCGCGGGGTCGTACACACCCAACAGCGGGATAGGCGACCTCCGTCGGTATGACCTGTTGCTCATCGAGACTAAGCAGCCTTCTTCCGCCTCCGGCGGCGGAGACCTGTGGGACGGCGCTACAGGAATCCTTACAGTGGGGAATGTGGGGAGAACCTTGGCTCTCTCCGCAGATGAGACTTCCAACAGCATCGAGGTACCGCGTTTTGTTACGGCCGTGGACACCAGCAACCTTCACCAGTACACGGTGCGCTCCTTTGCGGCCAACGTGGAACATAGGAGTGGAGAACAAGGGGTTCGCGTCAATGAGAACGTGGTGGGTCTGTTGAGAGATACTACTTTTGACTTCACCACTGTCTCCGACCTCGACCTCACAGGTCTCACGGCCCTTTTGACCCACGCCGGACCCAACTTCAATGCGTTGGTGATTCGGTTCTACCACACCGATCCCGCTCATGTTGGCAACCCCTACATCGGCGCGGTCACTCTGGCGGGAACCGCTCCCGGTGTGGGGCAGGTCATCATCTGTCCGGCTGGCGGAGCGGTTACAACCTATGTGTTGGACCCGGCTGGTATCGGCACGGCCATCGTAGGTGCAGCTATCACCTGCGAACTGAACTCCGGCGCTACTACCCCTGTGACGACCTTGTTGGGCATCTCCACGGGCACCCCGTATGACTTCACTCTCGACATTGATACCTACATTGATGTGGAGACTTTTGCAGTCGCCAATCTCGCCCCGGGTTCGGGAGCAGGATCTACCACCTGTAGAGTGATGCGGGATCGTATGACCTTCCGCGAAGATTTGGCTTTCAACAAAGCGGTTCCCCGAGGATTCCTTCCCGCCAACGATTGGGACTTCCCCGCTTCTTATGTGTCGGGCCAGACGGCGATGGAAACCGCGTTCGGTCTTCAGTACGTCACCATTAACGGGCAGCCCAACCTCACGGTCAACAGCCCCGGCTCGGTAAACGGCGGCGACTACTTCACCTTCTTGGAACGGGTGGGGCCGGACCCCACCCTCACAGTCCCGGCGGGCACCAAGTATGTAGGGGTGGGCAACTCCACTTTCAGTGTGGGGTTTCTCCAAACCATGTCATGGGAAGGGTTCCACAATGAGGAGCTTCCCTCCCAGATAGACAATATCGTCCTTTCCGCCGTTCCCTCATCGGATCTGGGAGTGGACGATGTGATCCTTGAGTCCTATGGCACCATCCTTGATGGGGACTCTTCCTTGACGCTGATGCCCACCATTGTGCCGGGCTACTTTTATGAAGGGAATCGGAACTACATCCTTAATCTCGACCCCACTCCCACCGCAGGTGCGACGGCCAATGTTGAGAGTGGCGACATTGTAGTGGTGGACACAGTCGCCAGTGGGGCCATCCATGAGGGGGCCATCAAAGCTGGTACTTATCTCACCCGCTACGCCATGGTTTCCGACGGCACCCGCTTCACCCACACAGGCAGCCCGTTTGGGGAAGTGCCGGTCCAAGGGGTTCGGCAGACGGCTGATCCTACTTCTCCGGTGCCAGTGGCGCAGGCTTTGACCGCCAACAGTCCTACTTCCGACACTGGGTTTTTGGACCTCACCTTCCCCTACATTATCTCCGCTGACGAGGGGACCAACACTATTGTCCTTGGGAATGTAGTCCCCGTAGCCGGAGCCATGACGGGCCATGGCTTCCTTACCTCGCGCCGTCTTTATCTGGTGTTCAAAGAAGAGTACGCCGCCTACAGCGCGGATGCCGACGGGGGTGGTAATGCGGGTTGGGTGCTCGACAAGGATGCAGTGTGGAGCAAGGCGATTCAGAGCTTGGGGCTCTATGACGCCGAAGCTCGCACCCTTGTGTTGAATATGAACACTTCGGCAACCGCCCAAGATGCAGCGGGGGCGCTGTCCCCGTCGCCTCCTACCAAGACTGACTTCTACGCTGCCGCTGTGGCTGGCACGGTGTGTTCGGGGATGGACTATCTTCCTGTCCAGCAACTGGGAGAGCATCTGCCCTCCAATAATGTGATGGGTGCGGACACGATCTGGGATGGGGCTGACCCCGCCTCCCTTGAGCAGACTATGGGTGGGTGGCGTGGGGTCACCATCCACAACATGAACCCCAAGATGCAGGAAGACCTCATCGCGGCTGGGGGTGCGGTGCTCCCCTATATGGTGGTGACTGCTCCTGCGCTCGGTAGGGGTTTGATGAACTCGGTGGGCAGTGGTGGTGCCTCCGGTCAACTGATTGCCGCCACCCCGGAACCCAAACTCAACACGGAGTTCTACGATAATCCGGCGGAACCTGTGTATGGGCGGGTCTATAACGGACTTATCGGCAGGCAGTACGGGTGCGGCGGAGTCGTGCCTTACTTTGACTTGAGCGAGATGCTCGGGGACGGTTCGGCCCTATTGACGCCGGAGTTGTGGTACGCCATGCACTTCTATGCGATGCAGGCAACATTCTTGGAAGTCTGGCTCCCCGACTACACCAAGGTCGATGA